GTCGCCGATGCACGCCACCTATCACCCCGAGATGCGGGTAGCCCCAGAGCCTCAAGGCAGCACAGGGCGCTACATCCCGGCAGTACTCGCAGTACGCCTCCGTGGAGCCTATCACGAAGCGGGGGACGCAAGAAAGAGCGCGGTAAGGTCCTTGTCCCAGCTCGGCCGCGCTCTTTCTCTTCTTCTGAAGGCTGTAGCTCCCGCGCCGGCTGGTGTGACCCGGGGGCACAACATAAGAGCGCGTTTGGGGCTCAGGCCGCCCAGGCGCGCTCTTTCTCTTTGAAGCGGGGTGCAAGAGACAATGGGCGATCTTGAACTTGAAGGTATGCCGACCTACGGCACCGACGCAGCCGGCGCGGACACCTACGTAGAGGTGCTTGCGGCCCCGGCTGGCAACCGCCGGTACACGAGCGTGCGCCTGTGGTGCGCTACCAAGGACGCCATTGTGAGCCTGGACGGCGGCACGACCGACCATGTCTTCCTTGTGGCCGGTGTCCCGATCCAACTTGAAGGGGTCGGCCCGATCACCGGCGCGATCCAGGCCAAGAACGCTGTCTCGGGCCAGAACTACGCCACTCTCTACGCGATGGCATGGTGAATGGCTAAGAGCCCCATCAGCACCAAAGAGGTCTCTGAGAAGCAGGTCGCGCGCCTGCACAAGCTCATCGGCGCCAGTGAGTCGAGGCTGGGGGCCTTCCGGCAGCGGCGCGTCGAGGCCATGACCCAGCTCGTCGGCAGACACTACGGGTCCCGGATGGACAAGCACGCCAAACGCGAGCCGATGAACATGATCTACTCGGCCGCCGCTGCCTACATCCCCCAACTGGTCACACGCCACGCCGCCTACCGCGTCCGAGCCCCCCACAACCCAGACCTCAAACACCCCGCTACCCAGATTGAGACCGCCGTGAACCGGACCATCCGCGAAATGGACGTGCGCCGCACAATGAGGCAGATTGTGTTCGACAGCGTGTTCGGATGGGGGCTGTGGAAGACTGGGGTGTGCATGGGGGCTGTTCAGGCGGCTGAGGGTGAGTTGCACGATCCTGGGCAGACGTTTGTGGACCGGGTTGACCCGGACGACTACATCATCGACCCGGCGGCCAGGCAGAGGGAGGAGGCGCGGGTTGAGGGCAACAAGTTCCGCATCCCCCTGTCTGAGGCGGTGGAGGCGTTTGACAACACTGACGGGCTCCAAGCGACTTACCAGGCCTACGGTGGCGGATCTGACACCAGCGAGAAGGCAGAGGCCCTTGCGGTGAGCGAGCGGGGGCCTGCTATCAACGAGCTGGAGGACTACGTTGAGCTTCGGCATGTGATTATGCGGGACGAGGGGATTCTGGTCGTGTTGCCCAAGGAGGGTGAGGGCGTCAGGCCGCTGGAGATCACGGAGTACAACGGGCCGGAGATGGGGCCTTACGGGATGCTTGGCTACATGTTCCTGTCGGACAACGTGATTCCGCTGCCGCCAGTGGCGCTCTGGATGGACCTGCACGAGATGATCAACGCGCTGATGCGGAAGATGCGGCGGCAGGCCGACCGGGCCAAATCGGTTCTGGCCTACGAGGACCGGGGCGCTGACGACGCCGCCCGGATCGTGTCTTCCAACGACGGGGATACCGCGCGGGTTCAGAACATTGACGCGCTGAAGCAACTGGAGTTCGGTGGGATCGCCCCGTTCAGTGAGGGGCTTACGCAGTGGCTGATCGGGATGTTCAGCCGGCAGAGCGGCAACACGGACCTGATTGGCGGGATGGCCTCTGACAGCCGGACGGCGACGGAGGCGGCGTTTGTGCAGGGCAACGCCAGCGTGCGCATCGGCGACATGCAGGCCCAGGTCCACGACATGGCGAGCGACATTGGCCGGTCGATCATGTGGTACGAGATATTCGACAACCCCGACCTTCAGATGCAACTGAGCCAGCACATCAAGGGCGCCGAGCTGGACGTCCCGTTCAAGCTCACGCCCGACGGGCTGATTGGCGAGTTCCTGGACTACGAGATTGAGGTCGTGCCCTACTCGATGAAGCCGAGGGACCCGGACGAGTACGCTAAGACCGTGCTCCAGTGGTTCACCGCGGTGGTCTTGCCGACGATGGAGATCGGGCTGGCGCAGGGTGCCGTGCCGAACGTGCCGGCGTTTGTGAAGCTCCTCGGCGAGGAGATGGGGATCAAGAACACCGACGAACTCTACACGGTCGGCCCGCCGCAGCAGGCGGGGGGCGGAGAGGGTGGCGGCGGGCCGCAGGTCAACCCGGGCCAGCAGCAGGCTACTGGCCAGCGGGCGCCGGGCCAGGGGATGTCGCGTGGGGAGTACTACGTGGACCAGGTGTTCGGGGCGGCCCAGCAGCAGGCTCCGAAACCCCAGTCGGCCACGCCGTTCAAGAGGGTGGGCGTGTAGGATGCCGATCTTCGTCTACAGGACAGAGGATGGGGAAGAACACGAGGAGTACTTTCACCCGTCCGAGAAGACGCCGGAGACCATCAAGTTGCCGGACGGGACGAAGGCGACTTTCGACCTTGGTGCGACAATGAGGCCCCGAGGCGGCCGGCTGGAAGGCGGGAAGGCCGCATGGCCGAAGAAGAGCAACGCGTTCGGGGTTCACCCGTCGCAGGTACCCGAGCAGATGAGGCGCGACCCGAAACAGAAGTTCGACCGAAAGACCGGCGAGGCTATCTTTGATAGCCCCGGTCACATGAAAGGATGTCTGAAACGAGCAGGGTTTACTGACCTGGATGGGGTTTGACGCCAGGGTTCATGCACACCCCCCGCGCCCATCGGGGGAAGCGATAGCAGGAGGACGCGAAGGTGTCCGACGACAAAGCAGAGGACAGAGTGATCGGCGAGGAAGCGGAAACGCACACCCTCGTTGGCGATCTGGTTGGAGACGGTGGCTACGAAGTAGAGGCCCCAGAGGATTCTTCTGGAGCTTCTAAGGCTGCCGGTGATGGCGCGCGCAAGCCGCCTACCACCGAAGACGAAGGGCCGGCCGAAGACCTTGCCCCCGGCGAGGAGCATCTTGCCGACGAGGACGAGACACCCGAGACCGCCCCCGAGGAGCCAGCCGAGGAGCCCGGTGAGGAATCCGATGAGTCCCAGCAGGAGGGTGCTGCGGAACCACCCGACCTGCCGCCCCGTCTATTGCAGGCCGCTCGCCGGTCCAAGGTCAGCGACGCAGCAGTCGCGGCGCTTGGCGACGAGGCCGTCCCTTTCCTGACGAATGTGGCCGACACTTACGACCGCATCAGCTCTGACCTGTCGCAGCTTGGCAGGGCCAGGGGGCAGGAAAGAGGCATAGCACCGCCGCCGCAGGCCGCGCCAGTGCAGCCGCCGCCACAAGGACCGGCACCGAGCGAGCCATTCCGCTTGAAACTGGACCCAGACGTCTTGGGCGAGGAGCAAGTTGAGGCGCTGCAAGGGCCGATAGAGACTGTGCTCAACAGCCTGCGAACAGAACTCGCGGCGGTTCAGCAGTCTGTCCAGGAACGGCAAGTAGCCGAACTGGACGCGAGGTTTGACACCTTCTTCGACGGCGCCGGTGACGTCTACGGCGACCTTCTGGGGAAAGGTAGGACCTCGTCTTTGGCTCAGGGTAGCACCGAACGCAAGCTCCGGGAGCAGATCAAAGCTGAGGCAGTTCCAATAGCACTCGGGTTGAGCGCACTTGGCCGACCCGATCCTATTGCCGAAGCTGCGGACCGTGCCGCCAGTTTCGTGTTGAAAGACGTACAAATAGAGGCCGCGCGCATCGGCCAGACCAAGGCTCGGCAGTCTCGCCGAGCCGGGTCGAGCCGAAGGCCCACCCAAAGACGATCCAAGCAGACCTTCCGCAACGCCACAGAACGGGCGGAAGCGGGGTATGCAAAGACGCTTCGGGAACAGGGCCGCGAGGTTCCCAAAGAATAGTTCTTTGGCGCCGGCGCGCATGGCCTGTTGTTCACGCGTAATGGAGGCTACACGCAATGGCGCTTGACGGCATTAGCAACGCTGATCTTGCCGACCTAATCGCCACCACGACCAAGAACCTGCCGAAGATGCGGCTCGAACACACGTTCGAGTACCAGCATTACGAGGTTCTTGACCGCTGGTTCCAGCGAGACAAGACTCTCATCGGGTCGGGCACAAGCATTCAGCGAAACATCATCCTCGACTCCAGCGGCAACGCTCGGCATGTCAGGCTGTACCAGGAAACCACGGTCAACGTCGTTGACCTCCAGAGCCAACTGGATGTCCCGTGGCGGCAGGCAAAGACCCAGTGGTCTGTGGACCGGCGGGAAGCGAAGCGCAACAGCGCCCCGTCAGCGTTCGTGGGCCTGGTCAAGGGCCGCCGCGACGAGGCGATGATCTCACTGGCCGACCTCCTGGAAGAACGCGCCTGGCAGTCCCCGGACGACTCCAGTGACGACCTGAACCCTTACGGGATTCCGTACTACATCCCGAAACTCGCCAGTGGCGCTGGTGAAGGGTTCTACGGGGGGTCTGACACGAACTTCGCTGCTACCACGGCTGGTATCGACCCGGCTACGTCGGGCGACAACACCACCAGCATCGCGGGCGGAAAACCCAAATGGCGCTCCTACTGCGCCGGGGGCACCGGCTACTACGAGAGCATCAACGCGACCGCTCTGCGGACGCTTCTCTTGATGTTCCTCAAGATCAACTTCCAGTCCCCGTTTGTGGTCAAAGACCTGACCAAGGGGCCGAAGTCGAACTATCGCATCTACTGCAACGCCGAGACGTACGTGGCGTTTGTCGAGCTTGCACGGCAGCAGAACGATCAGATCGGCGCGGACCTTGCTCGGTACAACGGGCTGGTGGTGTTCAACCGCGTGCCTATCATTCACATCCCCTACCTGGACAACGACTCCACGGCTGACCCGATCTACCTGGTCAACCACAACATGTTCATGCCGTTCGTCCAGAAGGGTGAGTACTTCCGGGAAAGCGAACCGATGAACGACCGGCACATGCCGGACGTGCACACCACGTTCGTTGACCTCTCCTACAACTTCCTCTGCCTGAACCGTCGAAGGCAGGGAGTGATGAACAAGATCTAATCCTCTGGCGGCCCGGGTGGTCCTCCGGATGGGGGGCCACCCCCGTAGCCAGTAAGTGAGGAACCAACGTAACTCACTTGCAGCCCCAAAGGAGACTGAACTGATGGCCATGAACGTCCAGTACGGCCATACTCATGCGATCAAAAAGCGCGTGTTCTACACGGGCACGGCAGCGATTCTTCGAGGGTACGCGTTCTGCTACGACTTCGACGCCACCGGCGACGGAGCCGACGAGGAGAACCCGCTTCGACGGTTCAACGTCGAGAAGCCTTCCACCACCAACAACTACCATTTCGCCGGCGTAGCCCTTGCGTCCTACGTGGCCAAGAGCGCCGGCCAGCACATCGACATCGCGGAACCGGGCAGCCGGTCCGTGAATGTCTATGCCTACACCAGCTGCTCCAGCGGCAACAGGATCACCGCTGCCGCCGGCCAGTGGTACTTCTACAAGCCCGGGTTCGAGGGGCAGGGCACCGCGATCTGCTTGCAGACCGTGGACCGTTCCACGGACGTTGGGCTTTGCCAGGTTGAACTGGAGGCTGGCGCCCCGTCGGGCCTGGTCGAGGAAGTCACGCCGGTGGACGACACCGCTATCGACATCATGGTGGGCGGAACCACCTATTTCTCGGATGCCGTCAATCTCTCAACCGGCGACTCTGAAGAGACCATCGCCGACGGCACGTTCCCTGGTCAGCGCAAGCAGATCATCTGCGATGCGACCATGACCGGGAACGACGTGGACGTCACCATTTCGCACCACTCGGCCTCCGACCCGGAGCATTACTTCTTCAAGTTGGCAGACGACAGCTGCATCTTGGAGTGGAACGACTCCATCTGGCAGGAGATATCCAACACAGCTCCTACGACCACGTAGCAATGATAGGAGGCCATAAAGTTGCGAGCTCTCCTCTCGCAAACAAGGGCAGCGCGGCCCCGCTGGGGCCGCCTGCCCGGCTTCCCGCCTTGCTTGAAAGGATAGAGAAGTGGCCGAGCCGCTCTTGACCCTGGCGTATGGCGACATCCAGACGGAAGTAGCAAGCCTGCTGGGCTGGAACGCAGCCAGTTTTGCTACCGGCCAGGAGGCCGTGGTGGACCGCTACATCCAGTCAGGATACCGCCGGTTCCTGCACCCACCGTCCTTTGGTGAGAACGAGCCGCCGCACGAGTGGAGTTTCCTCTGCCCCGCGGCGACGCTTGCCATCACAGACGGCGACTACGACATCGACCTGCCGGACGATTTCGGCTGGATCGTAGGGACGTTTCACTACGCCCCCGACGTGACGGCCAGAGGCATTGAGATGGTCGGGGCGGGCAAGGTCATGGAACTTCGGCAGGGTACGACGGTTACAAACGACCCGTACTACGCGGGAATCAGGCCCAAGACGCTCTCCACAACCACGGGGAGCCGCTGGGAAGCCGTGTTCTTCCCGGAACCTTCAAACGACCGCACGCTCCACTACCGGTACCGAGTGCTCGAAGCCAAGCTCGGGACTGACACCGGGGAGCGGGAGTACCCGCTGGGGGGCCCGGAACATTCCGAGACGGTCTTGGAGTGCTGCCTGGCAGTAGCCGAGCAGCGGGAAGATGACGTGGCCGGCCTGCACACGGCGCTGGCCGACCGAATGGTCAAAGACTCCATCCGCCGGGACCGGGCTCACGCACCCGACTACCTCGGCTACAACGCTGACA